TCTATATACATTCCATCCATGATGGGAAATATCGGCGTTGCAAGCCGTCCAAAAATATCCATCTTCAAATTAAACGTATCTCCCGGTAAAACTTCGTCTACGTAAATCGGTATCAAATTCCCTGCGTTGAATGTCGTTTTGTGCGTATGATTCCTCACAAACGATGAACGCGGGATCTCCGCCTTCGGCACCTGGCTGAAGGTGTAATTCTGACCGCCTTTCCTTGCTCTGTGCTTGCTCATCATTCCCTCCCGTTTATTTGTTGAAAATCTTTCCTAATACCACTAAAATCGCCTTCACGATAATCACTATCACGTTTCCACCACCGGCTAACAATTCCACCGGAATCTCCCTTCTCCAGCTCCATCATAAACCACGCCTTCCTACCTCCTCACACCACCTCGGGACATAGTCTTACTTGATATTCTATGTCCCACTGACACCGACTCTCTTTTCCTCTCACTTCTTTCCATCCTCTTTCGGTGTCTCCTTGGGGAGTGACTCAGCCACGGGTGCGGTTTCTGGCATCCTCACGATCCCAAGCTTTTCTGCCTCTGCCCTGTTTCCTTCGTCGCTGACAAACGCCAGCAACGCTGCCGGGTCGTTGTTGAATTTCTTTCTGATCGCTGCGGGGAGCGCGTCGAATAACTCGTTCGCCTCCGCTATGATTCTCTGACTCTCGACGAAGTCTGGCACTGAGGTAAAATCACCAAATATGGGCATCTCTGTTGGGGCCTTCATTGAGTTGCCCCAAAGCCCAGTTTTGGTATATCTCTCCACGATTGAATTAATATCACACTCCTCTTTGAATCCCTGCTGCGTCCTGCCTTTTGTAGGATCGCATTTCAAGCTCTTTCCTTTCGGTCGATAAAACCTCGTAAACAATACGTTGTTCTCTACTCTGTAAGCGTCAATTTTCAGCATTTGCTTTCATTCCTCCCTTTGTAAGGTCTTTCACGCTGATAAGGATTGACGGCAATTCCGGTTCAATAACACCAGTACCACTTTCAAATTCTCCCAGTCTGTACAATAGAAAATCTTCCGGATATGCTGATAGCATACTTCCGTTACCTCGGGTACTCTCTGTAACCATTCTCTGCGCCAGTCTATCATTCTGCGCAAAAAAAGGCGGGGAAAATTCCTCCGCCTTAATATCAAAAATACTGTAAATTCGCATCTTAGGCATTGGTAATGCTCCCTTCATCATTTAGTGTAACTCTCTAACAGCAATCTTTTCCTTTATCTCTTGAATCTTCTTTCTAACTTTTAACCTATACTCGCTGTTGTAATCACTCTCTAATTCTCTCTTGTATCTATCTTGCCGAATTTCTTTCATTCTCTCAGGATCTATTCCTTCGTAAATCTTATCGTAGTACTTGGGTGGCTTGGTTATTCTTCCAAGCCCATAGACTAATTCATCACTTCGATAAACGTCATCGTGGTACTTTTCAATCCACTTTCTCCCGATCCCGGGCTTTCTCGACATTGTTACATATTCAGGGTATTTACCCTGATAATGTTCATCTGTCCCGGGTCCGGTGATCTTCTTCAAAATGTATCTCGCGGCGTAGCTCGCGCTTTCAATCGTAACCTGTCCGACGGTAACAAATCCGTGGCCCCAAGTTTCCTCCACGATCTCTGATCTCCACAGTCTCACGTTACCTTTTTGTCTCCACAATTTGCAATCCGGTGGGGTCCATCCAAAGATAAGCACGTGATGATGTGGCCTTCCCAGTTTTCGTCCGTATTCGCCACACTGAAAAAACCTGATCTGAGTTGGCTCTAATTTCTTCCGCAACCTCTTTAAAAATAGGGTGAAGTTCCGCGGCGATAAACTCTCGTTGTAGGGCATCTTCTCCGGTGCATACGTCAATGTCAGGAAACAATTCTCCTTGTACAACGATGCCTCTTGTACGCACCTTACTGCCCACTCCTGCGAGCGGTCCAGTCTGCATCCGATGCAATTCCCGCATGGCACCTCCATCGGCAAATCTCTGAATCCTTTCAGGGGACTAAATACCAGCCCCCTTTTTCCTGTTTCTCTGTCTACGACAGCTGATCTATACCCTCTGATCGGGCTGTAGCAAGACATTACATCCGGATTCCTCCTCTCATCGGGTTGGCTCCGTTCCTGCGGTGCGTCTTCATGGCCGTCTTCGTGAACAGCTTCCTTCCGCCTTTCTTGCTGATCTTGCTTCGTCGGCGCATCTTCTTACCTCCTCATTTTCCAGTTTGATGGGTTCCAAAGGTCTGACTCCGATCCCTTCTCTTGCTCCACTCCTTTCCAAGGCATTTTCTGTCCTGCCTTATGCTGACCGCCGAAGGTAGTACCCTTTCCCTTCCCGAAATGCTCGGAAGGTGTAACCTGTCTGCCTCCATACTTTTCCATGGTCTGTACTGCCCAATCTTTCGCGTCTTTAAAATACTCTCCCGCCGTAATTCCCATTCCTCGTAAAACATGATACGGTTCCAAACTTGCTGCGCCTTTGGCCAGCTCTTTAGTTTTCTCCAAAACTTGCTCAGCAGCTCCTTGCTTATTCTTAGCAAGCCATGCCTTCCAAGCTTTGTCTTGCCAATCTTGCTCCAAATTCTTAGCATAATTAAACTCCGATATTGCCTTCATGTCTGTTAGCTTCACGTTTGCTTCTTTTTCCATAATTGCCCACTTCTGGTTTGCTATGTTCCAATCAATCGCCTCCATCTCTTTTTTCTTCAATGCACCCTCTATACTATATTTCGCAGCACTTTGCAAGCCCTCCGCCATACCTGAAAGCGGGTTCTGCTGTGCTGCTGTTGCCCCGGAGGGGGAGCTTGCGCCCCCCCCCCCGGTACCTGATAAAATCGGGTTCAAACCAGCTTTCCGTAGGTCTTCCACTTCCCTTTGATGCGCTGTTGCGCTCTGATCCGCCTGAAAATCTCTATTTTTCTGTGCCTCTTTCGCTTGGGCTTTATTGCCCAAAAATCCACCGATCCCGCTAAGTAATGCACTTCCTCCGATTGCCAAGCTGATAGGGTCCACTATTTCTTCCCCTTTCTATGAAAAATCTTCTGATTAAAAATATCGTTAATAATCCACACAATAGTGATCCAAATAAGGATCGTCAACATATTAAAAATGGTCGATAAGGCCGGGCACACTGTACACCGGCATCGGTCGCACACAATTAATTTTGAAATAGCTATCAAAAATAAAATGCGGTTCGTTTGTAACCGCTATCACGCGGTCAACGGGTGGATTCTCAATGATAAAATCTTCTCCAAGTACTGGCAACGCTGAAAAATTCTGCGCGAGGTGCCAGCTATCCAAACTTCCAGAAGCTTGGCTCCTGAAAATCCCTGTGATCTTGTTCACTCCGTAACGGTACTCGCTCCACCGTTCCTGATAACCGAATACTTCTTCATCTACAGCCGTTCCCTGTGCATAAATCTCCTTGTTCAGAACTGACTGTTCCCCAATATGCGCCAATGCCGGCCAGTAAAAATCATACTTTGTCTCTCTACTCCACATCTTATGAAGTCCCTGCTGGTAGCTCAAATCAGCTCGGGCTGAAATAAGCCCGATAATATAACCATGCTCTGTGAAGCTCTTTGTAAATCCGTGATTCTTTCCAGCTACGATCCCGTACGCTGACATATTCGCCTGTGGCGTCGATGTGTAACCTTGGGCCGGATCATTCGGGGTCCCGGACGTCTGTGTAACCGGGTTGATGATGACCGGGCTGTATCCTCCTCCCAAAAACTCCGGACGCTGCAATCTCGCATCGGGCGAAATTACGCCAAAATGGGCCTTCAGCAGCTCCGTGTATCGCGTCCCACCCCTTGCGTCCCTTTCCTGAAGTTTCTGCAGCTGAAACGATTGTCGCAACGAATTGATGGTAACTCCAGTCGCAGTTGAAAGGTCTGCGATCAAATTCGGATCGCTCCACTTGATCTGCGCGTCAGTCGCGCTAATTCCCGGGGCTGTAACCCCTCCTCCAACAGCCGTTACTCCGAAGGGTCCCGGCGTTCCGCTTCCCGCGCTCCCGATCCACTGAGGGATACCTGTACCGTCAGGGACTACCTGCGCCGCTCCTCCAATAGAAATTTCTACACCGGGGCCTTTCTGTGGCCACGGCAAGCATGATGTAAAGTAATCATGCCTTTTTCCTCTGTTCACTAAAGCATAATCTGCAGGACTATCGGGCCCGTTTCCCGTATTAACCGGGATACTATCTTGAAGGTTTTCATCTCTAAACCACTCGTTATAAATTAGATTATAAGCTCTAAACGGTAAAGCATTAACCGGCATATTCGCTACTAAAATCGGAATCCCGAAGTAATCAGCTAAACTTCCTGTGTTAAAATTTCCTACTGTAATCTGCGGCACTAAAAAGTCAATAGAATCCGTTGGGTTCTTCTGTTCTCCCATAAACTTAGTCCAATTATCCCAAATCAACCTATTCGGTACAAAAAAGAAAAAACTTTCTATATAC